CTTCTGTAAATATGTCTGCAAGTGGCAGTCAAGCAGAGTTTGCTACAAGTTTATTAGCAGGGTTAGGTGCGCCAACAACTGAGGCAAATGTAAAGGCATTGACAACATGGATGCGCTTTGAAGGTGGGCACTGGAAGAACAGTGCGAAGTACAATCCTCTTAATACAACCCTCACAGTTCCTGGATCAACCTCAATGAACAGTGTAGGAGTAAAGGCTTATGCAAACTGGAACGAAGGATTACAAGCAACCATCTCTACCTTGACAGGTGCCAAGGCTGATGCTCGTGGCTATACAGCCATTGTTAATGCTCTTAGATCTGGAACAGATGCTAACTCAGTCTTAGATGCAGTAAACAATTCTGCATGGCTTTCAGGAAAAACTAATAATCCTGGCTATAAGTTCCCGACCATTAAGGGTGGAGGAGACATGGGTTACGGATCTTCTATGCCAACTCAACTGCAATCAGGGAACAAGACAGTAAACATCACAGTCAAGTTTGATCAAGCGACAGACCAAGATGCAAGAATTTTTGCAAAGAAGGTTAAGGATTACCTTGACCACGATCAAGAGATCTCAATGATAGGTGGTTCATAATGGCAGGCTGGACATGGTCAGGTAAGGGATACCCAAGCCCCTCACAAACTCAACCTACTCAAAATGCACGACAGAAGGCAATCTCAGATGCCGCAAAACAAGCAACTATCAACACCTACAAAAAACAAATTGAAGGTTACGAAAAAGACATTAAAACTCAACAGGAGATTATTAAAGTACGATTAAAAAATATAGAGCGATATAAAGAAATCATTCGAACCTCTACCAATCCAGTAGAAATCTTAAGTGCTAGAGAAGGCATTGTTGGTGAAAAAAAGATAATTGCAGAAGCAAACGCTAAAATTGTTCGATTAATGAAAGATAAAAACAATACTCAAAATCAAATTAACAAACTGACGAATAAGAAACCAGTAGTACCACAAAAGCCAGCCGCTAATGGCAGCACTTCCTCTGCGGAGACCGTTGCTGATAAAGGAAGTAACTTCGAGTTCTCTGCTGAGTACAAGTACAATGCCCCACTAGTATCAGGAGCATACCTAGGTCAGGGAATTGCTGCTGACTCATTGACTGGAGGATTAGATACTAAAGGGTTTACTATTAATGCACCCGTTTTTTCTGATGCCTACAATGCCTGGCGTGGAGTAAATGGTGGCCGAGGAACTATCCAGATGGATAGAAAGTATGTCAATGTAATTGCGAAAACACCAAATGGAACTACAACAAAGTTTGATCCTCAGATGTATGGTTTCAAATTCTTATACAACCCAACAACAGTAAGCATGGCTTGGGGAGTACAAAGCATGATGGACCCTAACTATGAGAGTTCAGGAGAAGACGTCTTTAATCCAATCTCCGCTGGTCTTATCTCTAGTACTATTGTTTTTGAAATAGTTCTAAATCGTATTGGTGATTTTAATCATTTAAATGAAGATGGATCAATCCGTGGAACTTACCCGTACGGTCAGATTGATGTCCCTGTTGAAGATAGAAAACAGATCTACAAGCGTGGAACTATGTACGATTTAGAATATTTCTTCAAAACAATCAACGGTCCTCATGGAACTTTTACTTCTGCTTACAATGGATTGACGGCAGACTCTGGTTGGTTGCGTCCATCTTCTATGGAACTGCACCTAGGTGCTGGTATGCGTTATAGAATTCGTATTAATGAAGTTGCTATCAACCACATTATATTTAATAACCGTATGGTTCCTATCCTGTCAAAAGTTCAATTCACATGTGGTCGTTACAACGATGGTCCTGGCACCCCTCTGCTACAACCAGCGTATGTAAACACAAATACCTTAGAGGGAATCCGAGCAGCAAGTGGAGGGTTTAATCAACCATGATCTACTTAGATAGCCGATACGCTGATGGCCCTTTGTTTAAGGCCTACGACTCACGTACTGACACGTACGAATTAACTGTGTTTCGTTCATTCCCAAGTTATAAAATTATTTATTTTCACTACACGTGGGTTGAGACAGACCGTTTAGACAGAGTCTCTTTACGTTTCTTGGGTGCCCCAACTTTGTGGTGGCAAATCATGGACATTAATCCTGAGATTATTGATCCTTTAAATATTGCTCCAGGAACTGTGTTGAGGATTCCTAATGAGTAGAACCACACAAAATCGTTTAGGTACCTCATTTGTTGTGTCTTACCCAGACTTCCCAAGTTTTACAGTTACCCCAAAAGGGTTTACTTTAATACAAGAAACTGGTAAACAAGATGTTCTTGAGATCACTTACCTAAGAGACAGCAGTGTTTTCTATAAAGGACTCAAGACAGGTGCAACAGTTAAATTAAAATGGAAAACTTCTAACAACATTGTCGGAGAGTTTTTTGGGTACATAGTTGATTACACACCTATTACGCAACAGACTCTTCGTCGTCCTATTACTATCCGAGCAATTGGTGCTTCTCTTCCCCTAAAGGAAGGTGGCAATAAAATTTGGAAAAACAAAACTGCTCCAGACATTGTCACTGAGATTGCTAAGAAATTTAAATTAAAGCCAATAGTAACTCCTCATCCAATGATCTTTAGTCAGCAGTCTATGATCAATCATACTTACTGGGAAAAGGTCCAAGAACTTGCAGGACGTATTGGGTACGTTGCACAGGTCCATGGAACAGAACTGCACTTTCACCCTATTGACAAAATGATTGATAAGTTTATAACCACTATACCCGTTCTATCTTTTTTTGATTCTGTTGGTAATGTTTGGAATGAATTAAACTCTCAGACATTAGATATGTTTAAACCAAAAGTTGGAGACTATATCGACAAGTCTTCTAATTCTAAAAAGGATAAAGTTGTACATGGTGTGGACCCTGTTACAGGGAAGTTTTACTCTTCCTCAAAATCACCAACTACTGTTGGAAAAAATTTAAGAACCTCAAATTTAGATCCGTTATTTGTAGAGGCACTTCCAGGAGCAATTACAGGGAACTCACAAATGGCAGCAACAATTGCTCAAGCACATGCTCAACTTTCTCGATTTTCCATTACTGCAGATGCTGCAAGCCAAGGTGACCCACGAATTGCTCCTTACAGGACCGTAGAGATTAATGGGACTGGCTCTACAACTGATGGAAACTGGGTTGTAAAAAAGACACGTCATCAAGCCTATTACGATGGAAGATACGAAGTTGAGTTTACCTGCATGACAGACGGTACTGGAAGAAACAAGTCTTCGGCATTTCGTCCAGAAACTGCTTCTGTGATACCTGTTAGAAATATCAAACAAGAGTTGAGTACAGGGACCTCCAGTAAACCTACAGTCACTAAACTTCGTGCTCCTCAAATGCTAGTTAATAAATCTAATGTTGGATTAAAAGTTACACCAAGTAGATGGGTGGGTAAGTAATGGCTGAAATAGCAATCTCTCTTCCGTTTAGAGTTGATCCATACGGCAAGATCGCTGTGTCTACTGACCAACAGAAGATATGGGCAGATCGTGTCAGGTCTGTTCTAGGCACTGCATTAAAGGAAAGAGTTATGCAGCCTCTGTTTGGTACAGAAATTCCGTACTCTGTATTTCACACGCAAGAGGATGCTGCTGCATTGATTGAGCGTGAGACACAAGCCGCTTTTGAAACTCAACTCCCTCTATTGAACCTGCAGTCTGTAGCCACGACTTTCGATGAATTTACTGGCATAATCAATGTCAGCACGGTGTATGACCTTCCAAATAATACTCAAGTTGAGACCATTATTGGTATTGCGTACATTCAAGGAACTAACCCGATCTACCAGGAGACGCTATGAGTGACGTAACCCCAGTTTCAAACATCCCAATCTCAGTTGACTATACAAGCAAAGACTACTACGTACTCCGTGACGAGTTGATTGCCCGTGTTCAAGATCGCATTCCTGATTGGACAGCCTCTGATCCTTCCGACTTTGGAGTAGCACTCATTGAGGCCTTTGCTTACATGGGCGATTTGATCTCTTACTACATCGATCGAAACGCTAATGAGTCACTAATCACTACAGCCACGCAACGAAACAGTGTGATGAACATTGCACAGACTTACGGGTATATCCCAGCAGGATATCGTCAAGCCTTTACTTTGTTAACTTTCTCTAACACCTCTGCAAATACTGTTTCAATTCCAGCAGGAACTGTTATTTCTGGAGATGTGGTATCTGGAGACGTTGTAAATACTGTTTACTTTACAACTGATGTCGACATTACCGTTGCTGCACAAGTTGCTGAAACACCAGGAACTGAAGATGTTTCTGCACTAGAAGGACGGTATGTAACTGTAGTCTCAGACAACGCTAACACTTACGGAGAACTGATTGGAACATCCACAGGTCTTCCTAATATGTCTTTTGAATTGGGTGAGGTTCCTTCTGTAGATGGAACAACAGAGTTGTATGTTCAAGATGGAGATGTTTATTCAAAGTGGACACAAGTACAGCACTTACTAGATAACGGTCCTACTGACCTGGTCTATCAAGTAAACACAGATGCTGATAACAATGTGCTCATAACATTTGGAGATGGTGTTTCTGGAGTGATCCCAACAATTCACTCTGAGATCCGTGCTAATTATATGGTTGGTGGAGGATTGATCGGTAACGTACCTAGCGATACTTTGGTAGACATCGTGTACGTACCTGGACTGTCTACTAATCAAACAACTGCTTTACAGTCTATTATCACCGTAACAAATGCAGATCCAGCAATTGGTGGTTCAGACCCTGAAACAACAAATCAAATCCGTGTCTCTGCTCCTGCATCTTTAAGAGCGGCAAATCGCGCTGTAACTCTACAGGATTACGCAGACTTATCCTTATCAGTCAGCGGTGTTGGTAAAGCAAATGCCTATGCAGAAGTTTGGACCTCCGTTACTGTCTACATTGCACCAAGTAGAAGTTCTATTGACTCAGACCTTGCTCCTGGATTAGATGACTTGGGTGCACCCACTCTTGAGTACGACCGACTAAAAGCAGATGTTGAAACATACTTGTCAGACAAGATTCTTCTTGGAACGACTGTAACCATTCAACCTCCTACATATGTAGATCTAATCATTACATTGTAGTACGCAAAATTAGATCAGTACACAACAGCAGAGGTAGAACTTTCTCTAAAGCAGGCATTACTTACTTCATTCGGATATAACGGAATGGATTTCCAAGACACGATCTACCCACAGGACATCGAATTTGCACTTAATCAAGTCCCTGGAGTAAAGACAGTCAAAGTTACAGACTTCCACATTGAAGGAGATACAGGACTAGACACTGTTGTTGGAGCAGAAGATGAGATCTTTAGATTCCAAGAAAGTAACATCAGTATCGGAACTATCTAATGGATTCAATCAAAAGACTGTACGGAGTTTACAGAGCGGTTGTTGTTGACAACAAAGACCCTGAAAAATTACGACGTCTTAAAATTCAATCACAGGCAACAGGTGTTGAAGTTACTGATTGGGTGTGGCCTATACAGTCAACAGCAAAACCACCAGTAATTGGACACGGAGTATTCATCATGTACCAGGGTGGAGACCCAGAATTTCCTTTGTGGATCGGTGAATTTGGAAAAGACGAAAGTAACAAGGGGCTGTTTAGTTACGGGGCCTGGCATAACACCCAGACGATGAACGCTGCTGCAATCAACACTGTCTACCCAATGCAGTGCAACACTGTAGAGGTAGAGAACGGAGTAAAACTTGTTGATCTGTCTAAAATGAAAGTCGATCAAGCAGGTACATATAACATTCAGTTCTCAGCACAGTTTGACAAGTCTAACGCTAATACAGAACATGCATACATATGGCTTAGAAAGAATGGGTCAGACGTACCTTACTCAGCAAGTAAGGTCGCTATTCAAGGATCAACCGCAGAGTTTATTGCTGCATGGAATTTTTACGGAGTAGCAAAGGCTGGAGACTACTTTGAGGTAGTTTGGTCTGTCACTAACACGGGGATCTTCCTTCCAGCCGTTGCTCCTAGTGGAGTAGTGCCAGGAATACCCTCCGTAATTCTAACTATTACCCAAGTCGCGTAACAGTTCAGGCAGTAAATATGGGGCAAACCAGAGAAAATAGACCGACAGGTCTGGAAGGAAGTACAGCGTGACAGCAGCATATCCCGCAGCGGTGAAGTCCTTTACTACAAAGGTTGACTTCTCCGACACAATCCTGGCCGAACACGTCAACACTCTTCAAGAAGAAGTCAATTCTATCCAAGCAAACTTAGGAACACTCATCAAGACGGGGTCTGGATGGGTTGGGGATTTTGATCAGATTACGACTGCGTGGGATTCTTTAAAGGATCGCCTTGCTAATATTGAGTACGGTCTTGCCGATGTATGGAATGCCGTCCCTGTTGGTGGATCTACTGGGCAAGTTCTTACTAAGACATCTAACACTAACTACGCAACACAGTGGTCAACACTTGACGCTTTACCCTCACAGTCAGGTAACGATGGAAAATTTTTAACAACTAATGGTTCTGCTGCTTCATGGGCTACAGTCGCTCAAGGTGGGGAAACAATTAGTTCATTCTTACTCGCTGGCTGTTAGGATTAGCCTGTGGCAAAATACAGTAACGTTGTTTATGGAGGCGCTAAATACGGCGTAACTCCAAAGTTGGCTTATTCAGTTGAGCCTATGGCTATTACTGTTATTGACTTTGTTAAAATTCAAATAGCATGGCAATCTCCAACTGGAGAATTTACAAAAATTAAACTTGTAAGAAATCAATTTGGATTTCCTGAGACTTCAGAAGATGGAGTCACAATCTGGGAAGAAAATGCAACAGAAGGAACTGTTAGTCGATCTATCTTTGTAGATGGAGAAGACAATCCAGGTCAGACACCGATTGTTAATGGGCGTCAGGTTTACTACACGATGTTTTTGTTTACAGACCAAAAAGTGTGGGTTAATGCTGGACAGATAACAGACTTGATGCCTTTAGATCATGGCGTTCACAAACGTATAATGGATATTATTCCTAAAG